TTGCCAACACACCCACATTGGTCACACCTGTTCTTGGTACACCTACCAGCGGTACATTGACCAATTGCACAGGTCTTCCTGTGTCAGGTATTACTGCCTCAACATCAGCAGCTCTAGGTGTGGGTAGTATTGAATTGGGTCATGCCACTGATACCACAATTGCCAGAAGTGCCGCAGGCACAGTGACCATTGAAGGTGTTACTGTGGCTACAGCCAGCAACAGCTTGACTTTGACTAACAAGACCATCAGTGGTAGCAGTAATACTTTAAGTAACATTGCCAATGCTTCATTGACCAACAGTACTATCTCAGGTGTGTCACTAGGCAGTAACTTGGCAACATTTACTACTAACGTATCAGGTACTGGTCTTTCTGGTTCTACTACTTACAATGGCTCTAGTGCTGCAACATTCACAGTCACCAGCAATGCCACCAACGCCAACACAGGCAGCACTATTGTGGCACGTGACGCATCTGGCAACTTCAGCGCAGGCACCATCACAGCAGCATTGTCAGGCAATGCCACAACTGCCACCACATTGGCAACAGCACGAAACATCAACGGTGTATCATTCAACGGTTCTGGTGACATCACAGTGACTGCAGCAGCTGGCACCTTGTCAGGTAGCACTTTGGCATCAGGTGTGACGGCCTCCAGTTTGACATCTGTAGGTACTTTGACTGGATTAACAATTTCTGGGGCATTAACTGTATCCAATGGTTCCACCACATCCAATGGTATCAAATTCGGTGCAGATCCAGGTGGTGGTAGCGGTGACTTGGCACGAATCAATTATTACGCATCCTCAGGTGAAGCCACAGTTCTTCATATTCAAGTAGATAATGATGCTGATGATACCATCAAGTTAGATGCCACTGGTGGTACTGATAACGTGGGTGCATTCCGTGCAACAGGTGAAATCACAGCGTTCTATTCAGATGAACGTTTAAAGAATTTTTCTGGTAACATTGATAACGCTTTGAAAAAAGTGATGGCACTGAACGGATACTACTACACAGAAAATGAAACTGCTAAATCTTTCGGTTTCAATAATGACCAACAACAAGTGGGTGTGAGCGCACAACAAGTACAGAACGTTCTTCCAGAAGCAGTTCGTGTGGCACCCTTTGTTCGTGACTTGGAAGTGACAACTGAATATTTAACAGTTCAATATGAAAAGTTGGTTCCCCTCTTGATTGAAGCCATCAAGGAACAACAAAAGAAGATTGAAGAATTGGAAGCTAAAATCAACAAGCAATAAGGTAACCAATCATGGCAATCACAACTCGCCAAGAATTAAAAGATTACTGCCTTCGCCGCCTTGGATTTCCTGTTATTGAAATCAATGTTGATGATGACCAGGTGGAAGACAGAGTGCAAGATGCCATTGATTACTGGAGTGAATATCATTTTGATGGTGTGGAGCGTGTGTATCTGAAGGCACAAGTAGAAGCCTCAGAAGTTAAGTTGTCCACCATCTTTGCTTCACAATTCACCATTAATGAAACCATCACTGGTGCCACCTCAGGCGCCACTGCCAAGGTGTATGAGGTGAAAACCAGTAGCATCTTAAAGGTTCGAACAGTTCGAGGCACCTTTGCGAATGGAGAAACCATCACTGGCGGCACATCTGGATTCTCCACCACATTACATGCTACTGCGGCTTACACAGAAAAGAGCTGGACTTCAGGTGATTTTGCTGTCGCAGAAGCTGTCACAGGTGTGATTCGTGTGTTGCCTTTTGGTGACGCAGGTAGCAGTCGCGCCAGCACCAACATCTTTGATGTAGTGTATCAGTTTCGGTTGAATGATATGTACAACTTGTTGTCCTCGGATATCATCTACTATCAACAAGTGAAACAACATCTACAACTGTTGGATGACATATTTGCAGGTTCTCGCACCTTCACCTTCAACAGAAAGAAAGACATGATTCATCTGGATGTGGACATGGACACCACATTTAACGAGGAAAATTTCGTGGTGTTTGAAGTGTATCGTGCCTTGGATCCAGAAACCTACACAGAAATCTACAATGATATGTTTCTTCGCCGCTATGTGACAGCTCTTATCAAGCGTCAATGGGGTGAGAACTTGAAGAAATTTGGTGGCATGCAACTGCCAGGTGGTGTCATCTTGAACGGACAAATCATCTATGATGAAGCACTTGCTGAAATCAATGAACTGGAAAGAGAAATGCAATCCCGATACGAGTTGCCTGTTGACTTAATGGTAGGCTAACATGGCCACCAATTTTTATTTTCAAAGTGGTAGCTCACAGGGAACCACAAATGAACAACGGCTCCTGGAAGACCTCATCATTGAAAGCATCAAGATATATGGCCATGATGTGTACTACCTGCCACGCACCTCAGTGAAACAAGATGAAATCCTAGGTGAAGATGTGTTGAGCCGTTTTGAAAATGCCTACCCCATTGAAATGTATCTCACCAACATTCAAGGGTGGGATGGTGACAGAGAAATATTCACCAAGTTTGGTATTCAAGTCACAGACCAAGCCACATTCGTGGTGTCCAAGCGTCGTTGGGAAGATGCTGTGGGGAATGCACCAGATGAACTGTTGCAAATTCCTAGTCGTCCTGCTGAAGGAGATTTGATTTATTTTCCTCGCACCCAGGCCCTATTTGAAATCAAGTTTGTGGAACATTTGAATCCTTTCTATCAACTGAACAAGTTCTACATCTACAGCATGAGTTGTGAATTGTATCAATACAGTTCAGAGAAGTTTGACACAGGTGTGGCTGAGATTGATGAAGCAGAAACAAAAAATTCACAAGATGTGTTCGAGTACAACATCTTGATGGAATCAGGAGATTTATTGTTGTTGCAATCTGGATTCAGCATCGTGCAAGAAGTGTTCGGTACACGTGCCTTGGTGCCATTCAGTGACAATGCTTCTATAGAAACTGAAGGTCAAGACATCCTGGATTTCAGTGACATCAATCCCTTTGGTGAATACTAATGTTCAAGGGTAAATATTTCTATCATCAACACATCCGAAGAGCCATTATTGCCTTTGGAACATTGTTCAACAACATACAAGTTCGTAGAAACAATGATGAAGGTGAAACTGTGCAAAGTTTATTTGTGCCATTGAGTTATGCTCCTAAACAGAAATTCATTGACCGTATTCGTGAAGCACCAATACTGGAACCAGGTCGTGCCACATTTGCCATCACCTTACCTAGAATTGGTTTTGAAATCACCAATTTCACTTATGACCCATCTAGAAAACTAGCGGTCAGACAGAATGTTCGTGCTGTGGACGAGTCAGGTAACTCATCCACAGGTGTTCGGTATTCATTCGTGTCCACTCCCTACAACATGGGCATCAGCATGAGTGCATTTGTCAAGAATCAAGAGGATGGATTACAAATCATTGAACAGATTCTTCCCTATTTCAATCCAGATTTCAATGTCACCATCAACACCATTCCTGAACTGGGTGTGAAAAATGACTTGCAAATTGTACTAGATAATGTATCATACCAGGATGACTGGGAAGGTAGCTTTAACAAACGCTTGAGTGTCATCTGGGATTTGAATTTCACTGTGAAGTTGAATTTGTATGGCTATGTTCGAGATGCCAGCCTCATCAAGAAGGTCATTCAGAACATCTATGCTGACCCCACATTGTTGGAAGGACGTTTGCCAGGCAACACTCAGGTGGGCACCAAAATTACCACAGAACCAGATCCCACCTCAGCTCTTCCCACAGACGATTACGGTTACATTCAAGATTTTGATGAAATCTATACAGGTGAATAATGACATTTGATAATTTAAATGATAAATTCAATGTGATGAAAACTGAGGAAGAAGTGAACGCTGTGGTGCCTGTGGCATTGGAAGATGATGCAGCTCACGCCAGAGAGACACTTCGAACATTGATTGACAAAGGTAATGAAGCCATTGATGGCATTCTTCATATTGCCAAAAACAGTGACCATCCTCGTGCCTATGAAGTGGCAGGACAACTCATCAAAACCGTGTCTGACACAGCTAAGGATTTACTGGAAGTGCAGAAACGCAAGAAAGACTTGGAAAAAGAGGACAAGCCAAAAATACAAACACAGAACAATTTGTTTGTGGGTTCCACACATGAATTGTTGAAGGCAATGAAACAGGCACAAGAGCCTGTGACCATTGAGGATTCGAATGCTGGATAACAACTCATATCATGGCAATCCCAATTTAAAATCCATCGGGTATCAGCATCAATTCACACCAGAAGAAATTCAGGAGATTGTGAAGTGTCAGCAAGACCCGGTGTATTTCATTGAGAACTATTGTCACATTGTATCACTGGACAGGGGTTTGGTGAAATTCAAATTGTATGATTGTCAGAAAAACAAAGTGAGCATCATTCTGAACAACAGAAAAGTGGTGCTGATGGAAGGTCGTCAGCAAGGCAAAACCATCACATCTGCTGCCTGTATTCTTTGGTACACTCTGTTTCAGGAAAGCAAAACAGTAGCCATTCTTGCCAACAAAGGCAGTGCCGCTCGTGAAGTGTTGGACCGTTATCAAATCATGTATGAACATCTACCCATCTGGATGCAACAGGGTGTTCGTACCTGGAACAAAGGTAACGTGGAACTGGAGAATGGCAGCAAGGTGTTCACCGCCGCCACAACAGCTTCAGGTATTCGTGGTAAATCTGTGAACTGGTTGTACATTGATGAAGCTGCCATTATTCCCAACAACGTGGCAGATGAATTCTTTGCTTCTGTGTACCCCACCATTTCTGCCGGTACCACCACGAAGATTCTGCTGACATCCACCCCTCTGGGATACAATCATTTCTGGAAGTTCTGGAACGAAGCAGAAAAGGGTAAGAATGGTTTCGTTTCACACTTCATCCCATACTGGGAGATTCCTGGAAGAGATGATATCTGGGCTGAGGAACAATTTCGAACACTGGGTGAAGTGAAGTTCAATCAGGAAGTGTTGTGTGAATTTCTGGGATCCAGCAACACGTTGATTAATGGCAGAACGTTGTCACAGATGAGTAGCATGGATCCTGTGTATAAGAATGAGATGGGATTGTTGTTGTACGAAGAACCCAACCGAGAACACACCTATGTCATCACTGTGGACGTGTCCCGAGGTGTTGGAGGTGACTATTCAGCGTTCACTGTTGTGGATGTCACAGATATACCTTACAAACTGGTGGGGAGATTCAAGAACAACACCATTGCTCCCATGTTGTTTCCAGAAGTGATACGTAAAACAGCCAAAGATTACAACAATGCCATGGTGCTGGTGGAAACCAATGACATTGGAGGACAGATTGCTGACATCTTGTATTCAGAACTGGAGTATGAAAACATCTTGAGCACGGTGAAGGAGAACAATCAAACCTACATCAGTCCTGGGTTTTCCAAGTCCACCACTCTGGGCGTCAGAACCACCAAGACAGTGAAACGTCAAGGGTGTTTCGCCATCAAAAGTTTACTGGAAGAGAAAAAACTAAATATATTTGATGCCGACACCATCCATGAATTCTCTACATTCGTGGAAAAGAGTGGCAGTTACGTGGCTGATGAAGGTTACCACGATGATTTGGTGATGACTCTGGTTCTGTTTGGATGGCTGACCACCAATCAGTATTTCAGGGAACTCACGGATGTGAATGTCCGTGAAAGAATTTACAGGCAACAGATGTTGCAAATTGAGGATGAATTGACTCCTTTTGGATTTATAGATGATGGAAATGTTGAGGAAACATTTGTGGTCGATAATGTTGTATGGTCCACAGACAAAAATTTGCCATGGAAGATAGATAAAGATTCGTAAACTTATAAATATTTTCAACTTGTTCCAAGACAAATTGAAATCCGGTCTTTGAAAAATTACACAGATATAGGAGATTAACATGGCATTTCAACTATCACCAGGTGTACTAGTCGTTGAAAAGGATCTAACCAACGTAGTCCCTGCAGTTGCCACATCAATTGGTGGTTTCGCAGGTGAGTTTCAATGGGGTCCAGTTCTCGCGCCTGTCACTATCAGTTCAGAAATTGAATTAGTAAGAACATTTGGTAAACCCAATGACACCACAGCAGCCAGCTTCTTTTCAGCTGCCAACTTCTTAAGCTATTCCAACAATCTTAAAGTGGTTCGTGCTGTAGGTGCAGCAGCTCGCAATGCTGTAACCTCAGGTACCGCTATTCTCATTGAGAATGAAGATGAATATGAAGCTGAGTATGGCGGTGGAGAAGCAACTGTAGGTGAATTTGCTGCCAAGTACCCAGGTGCACTAGGAAATTCATTGAAAGTTTCCATGTGCGACGGCGCATCTTTCAACAAAACATTGACAGGTACACTTGCTGTATCTGCAGGCGGTACATCAGTCACTGGTACTGGCACATCTTTC